GACCAAGTTGGTCGCGCACAAACAAGAATGGGGCAGTCTGCTGCCTCTACTGGTCGTCAATTTTCAGCACAAGCATCTGGTTTAGGCGGATTAGTCGCAGCATATGCTGGTGCGGCTGCAAACGTTTTTGCTTTACAACAAGCTTTTGCTGCCCTTCAAAGAGCTGCACAGGCTGATACAATAGTTCGTGGTACAAAAACTCTTGCTATAGAAATTGGTGAGAGTGGTAAAGCAATATTAGATAATGTAAGAGAAATTACTCAAGGACAACTCACTTTAGCAGAAGCTGCGGGTAATGTTAACATTGCTTTATCTGCTGGTTTTGATTCTTCACAAATAGAAAAACTAACTGATATTTCAATGAAAGCTTCTAGAGCTTTAGGCAGATCTTTAACAGATGCATTTACTAGAGTAACAAGAGGTGCTGCAAAACTAGAACCAGAATTATTAGACGAACTAGGTATTTTTACAAGGATTGATCCTGCAGTAGAAGCATATGCTAATAAATTAAATGTTGCTACTTCATCTTTAACAAATTATGAAAAACGTCAAGCATTTGTTAATGCCGTTATCGAAGAAGGAGCGAAGAAATTTGGAAATATTAATACTTCTGCGCCTTCTGCACAAAAATCAATTGAGAGATTAACAACAACTTTAGTTGACTTAGCTACTGAGTTTGGGCAAATGGTGGCTGCTATTTTAACACCATTTTTAGATTTTATCTCAAATAATATGGGTAATGCTCTTTTAGCTTTTGGAGGAATCTTAGCATTAGTATTTGGAAAAGCCATGCAATTAATAGGAGGTTTTGCTTCAAAAGCAGTTGCAGATCTTAGATTATTTGCTGATAGTCTTAGATTACAATCTGAAAAAGCTAGTGGAAGCTTAGGAAAATTAACACAAGCCCAAAATGAGTTAAATGCTTCAATTGAAAAACGAGGAAAAGGTAAATTAGGTACTTTTACTCAGAAAGGAATACCAGCCGCTATTGCACAAGAAGCTGCGGCTGTTCGTTCACGTTTTAGAGCAGGTGATGTTTCTCAACGAGATGCTGATCGTAAATTTTTACAAGGTTTAACTAGAGATTATAAACTAACTGGTGCAGCAGCTACTGACGCAAAAAAGATGCTCCAAGGTTTTGACGCTGCTGCTAAATCTGCAACACTTAGTGCTAGAGGATTAGCAGGGGCTTCTCTATTTTTAGGAAAGGCTTTAAAATTTGTAGGTACAGCTGCTTCATGGATTGGAAGAATATTTTCAGGTTTATTTTTTATAATTTCTATTGGTCAATTAGCAGGAACATTATTTGGATTTGATTTTTTAGGTATGTTACAAGATAAATTTCAAGATTTATCTCAAAGCGCTGAAAATTTAAAAGAAGGTTTATTAGGTGCTACATCAGCTGCTGCAGGGGGTGTTGATAAGCTTGAAAGCAGTATGAAACGATTAGGCATGCGCGATAAAGAACTTAGAAATTTAAGCGATACAATGAAAGATCTAAATAAAGAGGTTATGGCTGCTAGAGAACCAACAGTTCCAGTAGGAGGAACAGCAGGATTGGCAAATGCTGCACAATTATCTGGTGCAAGTCTACAGGCCGGTACAAATATTAATCCTCTCCAGTCAAGATTTGCTCAAATGATAGGTGGTAATGTTGGTATGGCTCAGAGAGCTCCTGTTGTAGGTGCGTTACAAGGACAAGGCGTACAAACTAATGTACAACAATTTCAAGCGGCAGTAGGAACTCAAACAGGTTTAGAAGCTACTCTTGCATCAGTTGATAAATTAATTGCAGCACAAGATGGTGCAACAGAGAAAAGTAGGCAGACAATTGAACAGTTAAAATATTTAAGAAAAGCATATGAAGAGGTAGGACACGCAGCTGAATATGTTGGAGCAGTCTCAAGAGTTACAGGTATAACTACTGATCAAGTTGCCTCTACTTTTAAAAAATATGGAGAAGTTTTAAGTTCAGGAGCTGTTAAATTTAATTTATTAGGAATAACTGTAGATGCTGCGAAAAAAGATTTTTCTGAGTTAGATAAAACTACTCAAGACTCTTTAATAGCCTTAAATTTATTTGGTAAAACTTTAAAAGATGCGAATGATACTTTTGACCAAGGAAGTGCAAATTCTGAAACCTTATCCAAAAAATTAGGAGGTCTTCAGAAAAGTTATGAGAAAATGGTTAATATAGCAGAAGAAGACTGGGAAATTTTGCCTCTAGAGCAACTAGAGGCAATTGCTAAAGCAAATAAAGAAGTAGAGGAGCTTAACAAAAAAGTTAGACGATTAAAAGCACTAGAAGGTATAGGTAAAGCATTAACAGATACTTTTGGATCTCAAATTAAAGCTTTAGATACTGCTGTATCTAAGGGCATGGTAAATGGCTTTGGACAGATTGCTAAATCAAGTGGAGAGGTAGCTGCTAATCAAGCAAGATTTTTAAGTGCACAAATTGATACTACTAGAGAAACAGAAAAGGGAGTTACATTAGGAACTTTATTAGAACAAAGAGCAAGAGGAAGAGTTAATTTTAATTCTGAAGAAAATAAACTCTTAGAAAATAGAGATAAAACTTTAAAGATTATAGCTGGAACTGTTTTTAAACTTACTCAAGAGTTAGAAAAACAAATTAAAGGACAAGAAAAGCTATTAGTACAATTACAGGGACAGTATAATATACTAGTAAAGCAAACTGATTTACAAAGACTGCAGTCGGCATTAAAAACTCAACAAGCAGAACAACAGTCTTTAAATGATCTTAAATCAGAAGAAGCAAAAATAGAGCAAGCAAATATTAATTTAGCAAAATCTAAAATAGATAGTATGAAAAAGATATTTAATGCACAAAAAGACATTAATAATGCTATTCGTGCAGGATTAGATTTAGATCGGCAAATTGCGGCTTTAAGAGCTAAACAAGCTTCTTCTAAAGCATTAGGGGCAAAAGATGCTCAAATGGCCCAAGCTCAGGGTAGAATGCAAGAGATGGATACATTTCCTGGATTATTTACTCATCCAGAAGTTAGAGAACAAAAAGAAAAACTTGTTCAACTTGAATTTGAACGAGCTATGTTAGTTATAGAAGAACGTAAACGTTTAGCAGCAGAAGAACGAGATACTCAACTTCAAATAGCAGAACGTAAACGACAAGATTTAGATGATTCATTAGCGCATCAAGTTAAATTAATGGCCAGAGAAGAAGAATTATTTAGTCAACAACAAGCTCTTCAAAAGATTAAAAACCAAGAAGAGTTACATAAATTAGAGCAAGACAAAGCTAATTTAGTTTCTCAAAAAGCGATTGCTCAACAAGAAATGGAGGTTGGATTAGCACAAATTAAGGCTGAAGAGGCTCGAAATGCTTTTCTTGCAGCACAAGATGCAGAACGTTTAAAAGGTTTAGAGATACAAAAAAATGTTGTTAACGCATTTATTGATGCAACAGGACCGGATACTGCTTTTGTTACAGCAATTAGAGAGTTTTTAAAAGCTGAAAAAAATATAGATATTAGTAAACAACTTAAGGATGCACCAAAAATAGTAGAAGAACAATTTACTAAATTAAAAGGATTAATGGGTCAAACTGGTGATTTAAGAGACCTTGCAACATTTGAGAAAAAAATGGGTATTATTGATAAAGGAGCTGCTAACGAATCACGAATTGCAGGTCAAATAACCGCAAATGAAGCACTTCAAGCATTAGTTAGGCGTCGTCATGAAATTGAAACCGATATTGAAAATGAAAAAATGAACGCAGCTAGAGAGGAACGTGCTGCTAACTATCATAAAACAGAGATAGAATTAAGTAATATTGATAAGTTAATTACTAAAATTACTGAAAAATATAATTTAGATATGGAGGGTGCAACTAGAGCCGCTGAAAAAGCACAACAAAAACGTGATCAAGATATGCAAAATATAGATGATCAATATAATTATACAAAGCAATTTGGTAATGATGTAAGTCGTATTTTTTCAGGTGAATTGACAGGAGCTTTTGATAATTTCTTTGACTCTGTAGCACAAGGAAAAGGTGTACTTGATTCCGCTAAGAGTGCTTTTAATAGTTTCATGCAAAGTATTATTAGTAGTTTACAGAAAAAAGTTACTCAAAAATTTATAGAACCTGCATTGGAAAGTTTTTTTGGTTCAATATTTACATCTGGAGGGCCTGTAAGACATATGGCAGGCGGGGGTATGATGCGAGATCGTGTACCTGCAATGCTTGAGCCAGGTGAATTTGTAATTCGTAAACCAATGGCAAAAGCTATTGGCGGTCCTGCGCTACATGCGATGAATGGGACAGGAAAAGGTTTAACACCTAATATTGAGGTTGTTGTTAATAATCAAGGTGCACCAAAAGATGCTCAAGCAAATGTTAAACCACAAATTGACGTTAATAAAATGGTTGTAGAAATTGTTACTAGTGATCTTCGTAATAATGGACCGATTCGCAAATCATTAAGAGCAGGAGGTTCATCCTAATGGCAACATATCCTAGTGATGCAACAGTAGCTCCTGAAACTTTTCCTGTAGTTTCAAGTATAACTTATACTAGTGTTTCTACTGGTACAACAAATTTTGCATTACCTTCTGTAGTTACATCTAGGTCAGAAGTATTAGCGATAGTTGATGGAATTACTCAAGCTACTTCTATTTATACATTAGATGGTGGGGGTGAAAGTATCACTTTTATTCAAGCACCTAATCCTTCAACATCTTTGATAATTAAAAATATTTCAGTTCCTACTAAGTATTTACTCAATAGAGAAATTGAAGATTCTGTTGGCGTAAATTATGGTAATAGTGTAACTACAATAAATAGTAATACTTATATGATTAATTCTAATCAGGAGTCTTTTGCACTTCCTGCAGGTCATAATGTTTCTGCTGCTTCTGAAATTTTTGTATATATTGGTGGTGTCTTTCAAGATACAGATGCTTTTACTTATCCTAGTGTTACTTTAGGTACTGAAGGTATTGATATCGGTGATAATACAGCCACTAAACTTTTATGTAACTTTAATGGAGCAGATGGAACTACACCTGCAAATAATGATGAAAGTCCTTCTGCACATACTTTAGATTTTGAGGAAAATGCTCAATTAGATACTTCTTATAAACAATTTGGTACGGCATCTCTTTTACTAGACGGTACTAATGATGCAGTTAATATTGCGGCTAGTAATGACTTTGACTTTTCTGATGATAATTATACTTTAGAATGTTTTGTAAGACCTGCGGCTGGTGACTTTACTGCTAATTCAACGATTTTATCTAGAACAAAAGATGTAAATAATTTTTATCGTTTAGCTTTACATACAGATTCAAATATTTCCTTTTCATATATGCAAGGAGGCGTTTTTAGTAATGTTACTGGTGGTAACGCTAATGGTGAAGTATTTTCTCATGTTGCTGTCTCTTATAATCATGCTGATTCTGTTTTAGCTCTTTTTGTTAATAATGTACGAGTTGCTACTAGTTCACTTACGGTATCTAACCATGCGGTAATGGTAAATGCTCCTCTTCAAATTGGAAATGCAAATGTATTAGCGCAAGATTTTAATGGACATATTGATGCTCTTCGTATGTCTAAAAGTTTAAAATATAATTCAGCAACAATTCAACCTGCTAATACTGCACCTACGGTTATTGGAGGTGGAGCACTTGGATCAGTAGATAAAAGTGATAACTTAAGTATTCGTACTTTTGGAATGACTGCTACTACTTTAGATAGATTTAATTCTATGGCAGATAGAAAACCCGATAAAGGTTTTGCAACCGATGAAACATTTTCAGTAGCTACTTTTACTAGTCAAGCAGGTTATGAAAAGCGCAGATTAAACTCAAGGCGTTCAAAAAGATCTTATCAACTTACTTATAGTAATATTACGGGTATAGAAAAAACAGCTATTCAAGATTTTTATAAAGCTAGAAGTGGAAGTTTTGAGTCTTTCACTTTTGACTTGTCACATCTTAATGATTCTGGTACACTATATACTAGATTTGAGGGTCCACTCAATATCACACAAACTTTATCTACTGGAACAACTTTGTTAGATAATTTTTATACAGTTTCCTTTTCTCTTCAAGAGGTTTTCGATTAATGACTGCTAGAAATTATGATTTAATTTTAAAGTTTAATTCTAATTCACCTGTACATGTAGGTTCTTTAAGTGCTGGCAATGTTATTACTGGAAATAGTTCTGCTGCTTCTGGTACTATTGCCAATATTGATTTAAGTGCTAATACTATTAAAGTAAAATTAAGTAATACTTTAATGAAATTTCGAAAAGACGAATATTTTCATGCTAATGCAGCTACTACAAGAGTTTTAAATGTAGATTTTAAAGTCACAAGTTTAACACATAATGTAACATCAGTTACAATTGATAATTTAAATTATGCAGAATTAAATCAAAATCTTACAGCAGCAATGGCGGCTATGAGAACTGATGGTAATACTGTTGGCGGTTCAGAAGTTACTACAGCTAATGCTCTTATTTTACCGATACCTGCTAATAATAAAAATGAAATTACTGTATTATTTAATAATACTCATATTCATTCTGATGAATATATATGGTCTGGTGATTTAGATACTGGCGCTAATCAATTTGCTTCTTTTGGTTCTAGAGTTCAATTAAATTCTCAATCAGTATTTGATATTGAGGGAATGGCATCTAATGCTATTGTTTTTAAATATTCTAGGTTAACTCAAGACGCTAATTATACAGTTCGTGTTGCTACTGCTAATTTAAAATCAACAGCATTTGAACCTGCTGTATGGGTAAGTAACGATACTATTGCTAGTGGTAATGTAATTCTTGAGATAGAAAATTCACCTTATATAGCAGAAAAAAATGCATTTACACAGAATCCAATAGTAAGATTAATTGATATTTATTATCCTGGTGAATGGTATCCTCCAAAAGCAACAGGTAATCCAGGTGGTCAAGGTTCTGGATTAGCATGGCCTCATAATTTTCCTTTTAGAATAGCAGAAATAAATGGAGATATTATATCAGATATAAACTATAATGTAACTTTTGATGGAGGTACTTATAAACCTTATCCTATAAATATTTCTGCATTTGATCAACAATCTGATGGAGAGATTAATGAACTTACTGTAAATATATTTAATTTTGAGAATATTATATCTGCTTTAATAGAAGATCCATTTTTAGCAGGTAATAATAAAAATAATTCTGCTATGGCTATTGTAAATGGGGAATATGTAAATGGTATTGATCCTAGAACTATAAATATGAATCCTCAAGAAATTAGTGACTGGTCTGGTTTTCCTAATTATGAAAGTTCTGGTAAATCAACTGCTAATCTTGCAGCAAATATATTACATAATATAAGATCTTCTGATAATGCTAGATATAAGGCAAATAGTACAGCTATTGGTACTTATGGCTCAGAAAACGTATCTTGGTCTAGAGACGAAGTTCTTGCAGTAGATAGAGCAGGTTTATCTAATTGGGATGAAAAGAAAATAGATAGTCGTGATTTACTAGGAGCTGTAGTAACAATTAAATCTACATTTGCTAATTTTCTTGATGTTTGGCCTGAATACTCTGTTATTAAAAGTAGTTTTTCTAATACAATAGAAATGTATACTACTTCTCCTTATCGTGTAGGTGATAACGTAAAAAGTTCTAAAGGAGATACAGAAGCAACAATTCAAGCAATAGAAGAAAATAGATTTTTATTTTTAGATCGTGAACTAGAAACAGGTACTACTCGTGGTGATGCTGTATACATTGTAAATACAGATGCTGATCCAGAAGCATATTTAGAAGATGTATTTAAAATTGATTCACTAGATAGTTTAAATGATACTCTTGCTACTTTTACTTTAACTTCTTGGTTGCAATATTTTAAATATGTTTTACCTAAAAGAAAATTTTACAAAAATACTTGTCAATGGGAATATAAAGGTGAAGAATGTCAGTACCCAGGACCGGGAGGCGGTAATATACCTGGTACAAGCCAAACTGCTCCAACAACAGGTTTTGCAGCAGATAATTCTGAAGTAACTGCTGCTAGCGGACTTGATGTTTGTGGTAAGAGTTTACAATCATGTTCGTTAAGATATAATGAGGTACATTTTGGAGGATTTCCTGCAACTGGTAGAACAATTCCGAGGCAATAATGGTTAAAGGATGCATACTTCCCTGGATTCATTTATTTGGGGATATTAGAGGTGATTATAGACTATGTTGTCATATACCTGCTAATGATCATGATAGATCTGATGTATTAGCTACTCATAAAGATCCTATTGCCTCAATTTGGAATAATGATTATTATAAGAAAACCAGATTACAGTTTTTAGATAGTAAAATACCTTCTCCCTGTCAGAAATTTTGTTATGATGTAGAAAAAATGGGAGGAGAATCTAACCGGCAACAAGTAAATAAACGATTTAGTAAGTTTTCTGTATTACAAAAATATACTAGATCAGATGGAAGTTTATCTTCTAATCCTATATATCTAGATTTTAGATTTAATAATAAGTGTAACTTTAAATGTAGAATCTGTGGGCCTTATTCCTCTTCTGCTTGGTTTAAAGATGCAGATAAAATATCTGTATTTAAAAACGCTCCTAAAGAACTTTCTACTTATTATTCTAATAATGATGAATTTTGGGATTATTTATATACGATAAAAGATAGTATAAAATATTTTTATTTTGCTGGTGGTGAACCGCTTACCATGGATAGTCATTATAAGCTATTACAATGGTTAATTGATAATGATAAGACAGATGTTGAACTTACCTATAATACAAATTTGAGTACGTTAAAATATAAAAATTATAATGTTTTTAAGATGTGGGATAGATTTGAAAAAATCATACTCTGGCCTAGTATAGATGGTTATAAGAAACATTGTGAATATGGTAGGACTAATTTTAATTGGGATATATTTGAGAGAAATCTAAATATTACTAAAATGTATGTTTCTACTGTTAGTTGTACTATTTCATTATATAGTGCATTAACAAGTGTAGAATTAATATTATATTTAAAATCAAAAGGTATAGGTACTTTTTTAAGTGTATTAGACTTTCCAGAACATCTTGATTGTAGATTATTACCGAAAGAAATTAAAGATAAGATAGAAAGAAAATTTTTATTGTTAAAGAAAAAATTATCTGTAGGAGGTAATTCTAGATTATTTCTTTCTGAGGAAGAAGTTGATAATATTGATAGAACAGTAGCTTATTTAAAAAATGATATAGAAAATAAAGATACTCTATTAAAACGTTTTAAAAAATATAATGAACAAGTAGATAAATTAAATAATACATCATTTGTAGAAGTATATCCGGAATTAAAAGAATGGTACGAGACAATATAAGTAAATACTTAGGATATTATCATAACTATTTAGAAATTAATTGTATAACTATTATTAATGATTTCTATAAAAAAGAATTAAATATAGATGATATAGAAAAAATTATACCATCTGATATTAAAAATAGAAATTGGATGAAGAAAATTAGCTTAGAGCAAATTGATGAATGGGCATTAACATATGGTAAAAAAGTTTCCTTGACAGAAGCACGAGATTTTGATGTAATGGTATTTAAATCAGAACGATTTCAAAGACCAATACATTTTGGTATGTTTTTAAAACCATGTCATATGTTACATCTTGAAGAGGGGAGTACATCAAGATATGAATCAATTAGTAACGAGTGGGTTAAGTCACTCTACTCAATCTACAGACACAAATCCTTGGTATAGTAAATATTTAGGTCTTCCCTATATTCATTTAGGTGATAATCCTAAAACAGGAATTGATTGTTTTAATTTATGTCGTTTAATTTATAAAGAACAATTAAATATAGACATACCTTATGATACGGCAGACTGGTGCAATATTGTTGATGAGGATTGGTATTCTAAAACACATGACCGTCCTTTTGAACGAGGAAGTACTGCTGCTTTTGGATGGGAAAAAGTTAAAACTCCTGAAAAATTTAATGTAATAACGATGTCTATTGGTGTTACTAATGTGACAAATCATTGTGCTTTGTATATTGGTAATAATAGAATGATACAAACAATGATTGATAAAAAAAGTTGGATAGCGCCTTACGGCAGCTATTATAAAACATATACTATGGGAATATTTAAATGGATTGGTATGCCGAATTAAAAGAAGATATGAATAATCATGCTTTAAAAGATTATCCAAGAGAGGCTTGTGGCGTAATATTAGATGATTTTATTTATAAACCATGTGATAATTTAAGTACGGAACCTACACTTAATTTTATTTTAGATCCTGCTGCTTTTATTAAATATGATAATATTTGGGGAATTTTTCATTCACATCCAGGAAGTGATAAACCAATTCCAAGCCAAGATGATAAAATCAGTGCTGCATTTCAACAGTATAAATTTTTAGTTGGCTTCAATAATCAATTTTATATATACTGGATGGATAGTAAATTAAACGCGCTTAAATTTGATAAGCTAAGAGAGGATCACTTTATTTAAATGTATGCTACTATAAAAATTAGTCCTACTTTTAAAGATTATTTTGATGAATTAGAATATCAGGTAACTGTAAGTTCCTATTATGATATTGAATTTTATCTACAAAGTATGCATACTCGTTTTGCAAATTATATGAGACAAATTAAACTCGGACTATCTCAGGAAAGCTTTGCTTATTTAGATAAAGATTTAAAAGTTGTTGAACCTCAATCTTTTCCTATGAAAAAAATAAAAAATGGAGATACTATTTACATAGCACCTGTAGTATGTGGTGGAGGCGGTAAAAAAGGGTTTTTATTTGCTGCTATTGCTGTAATGGCAATTGTTGCTACTGGTCCTGCAGGAATGGGAATGTGGGGTGTAGGTGGTTTTGATGCGGCAGGTATGATTAGTTATGGAGGAGCATACGGACCTATGGGTAGTATATTTGGCGGTGGAGCAGGTGTAGGTGGTGGTTTGTTTTCAGGTATACCTAGTTTTATGAAAGGTATGCTTGGTAATTTAGCTCTTTCTGCTGTTGGTGCTTTATTTACTTCAAAACCTAAACAACAGCAGATGGAAGTTACTAAAGATTCAGGAACTCGATCAGAAAATAATATGTTTGGATCTCTCACAAATTCAACTACTTCTGGAACTCCTATAGGTATTACTTATGGAGAAATGAGAGTTGCAGGTCAATTTTTAAGTGGATATATTTTAAGTACTGAGCATGGGCAGAATGATGCTCCAAGTATAGAATCTATTTTTGTTGCAGATGCTACACCATTAGCTACTCCAACACCTACAGATGATAGTTAAAGGATTATTATGACAGCTATTAAACAATATACAGTTTATGATGGTGAAAAAGTTCCTCATATTATGGGTTCTAAAGGTTGTTTCGTTGCTGGTACTCAAATTACTATGGCAGATGGTAATAAAAAACCAATTGAAAATATAGAATTAGGCGACTTAGTTTTAGCTTTTGATAAAAAAGGTAATCTCGGCCCTGCCAGTGTAAATAGATTATATCATCATGAAGATGATGAATTTTTAACTATTAAACATTGGGTAGGAGAATTTACTGTTACGCCTAATCACTGGTTACTTCTTGAAGATGGCTTATTTCTAGAGGCAGGAAAATTTACTGAAGAAGATCAGGTAGTTACCCATGATGGTAAATTATCACCAATTGAGTCAATTGAATATGGCGGAAAAGGTGATAGTTATAATTTTACCGTTTCACAACAACATACTTATATAGCTAATGATATTCGTGTTCATAATAAAGGTGGTGGTGGCGGAAAAGGCGGTGGTGGCGGTGGTGGGGCCGTTGAAGATCCAAATAATAAATTTTCTACTGATATTCTATTTTTAACCACAGGTCTTGGTGAAGGCCCTGTATATAGAATTAATCCTAATGGGCCACAAGATATTGAAGTGCAAGATGGTAATATTGATGATATGATCAATCTTGATGGAGATGGTTCAGAAAATACAAATTTATTTAAAACTTTAAGCAATCCAGGAACAGTTACACAACCAGCTTTACGCGTATTCGGGCAAGAAATTGCAACTCCTCAAAGTTTTACATCTGTTGTAAAACTTAAAAAAGGAAATGTTGGAGGTATTCCTGAATCTAAAGTAGAATTACAATCTACTAGTGGAAAAGCATGGGATGCGCTTAGATTTAATTTTGAACTAAGAGGCTTAATTAATCAAGATGCTAGAGGAAATATTCACGGACATGAAGTAGAGATTTCTATTGAGTTATTTAATTCAACAGGTGCTGAATCTTTAATGGATCCAGTTATTAGAAAAATTACTGGGAAAACAAATACTATGTTTAAATTTGACGTATCTGTATTGATTCCTGACGATAAAAAAGATGCTGATGGTTATAGATTTACCATAAAGAAAACATCTGATGATAGTGACTCCTCTAAAATTCATGATAATATTGCTATTAAAGGCTGGACTGAAATTGAGTTTACTAAACAAGCCTATCCTAGAACAGCACATATTGGATATGCTGTTAAAGCGCATAATGAACATACGGCAGGTGTGCCTAATTTTACATCTCTTGTAAAAGGACTATTAGTAAAAGTTCCAAGTAATTATAATCAACCTATTTTAGAAACCGGCGAAATTAGTTGGAGAGAATTAGAAGTAGTAGACGATATAGATACAAATGATGCTAATTGTTATCAACGTAATGGCTATAGTTTACAGTTTACCGGACCAGATACAAGATTAACTGCCGATACTCCCGCAATATACGTTGGTACTTGGGATGGAACTTTTGTATATTCTTGGACGCAGAATCCGGTATGGATAGTATATGATTTATTAACGAATAGTACATATGGTTTAGGTATGCCTGAAGATGTCATTGATAAATTTAAATTTTATCAGGTTGCTATGTATTGTGATGCTTGTAATGCTACGACAGGAAAATTTGAAGGTGTTACTGCTTTAGCTGATGGTTCATTTAGGCATAAACCAAGAGGTAAATTTACATCAGTTAGAGAAAATCAATTTGGAGTTTCAGAATCTACTAAAATTGTTGAAAGAAGATTTATTTGTGATGTAACGATACATGATCAAGGACAGGCTATGGATGTTCTAAATCAAATTACTTCCATTTTTAGAGGTGCTTTAGTTTATAATATGGGCAAGATTACTTTAGCAGTAGATATGCCAAATGAATTACCTGTAGCTATGTTTAATGAAACTAATATAAAAGAAGGATCATTTCAAATATCAGGAATTAAAGAAAGTGAAATATTAACTGCTGCTGATGTAAGTTATATTGAGCCTACTAACCATTATAAACGTGAGACCGTTAGAGTAGATACTGTTGATAGAAATGATGGTAGAGATAAGAGTGCATTAGAAAATTTGGCAACATTAGATTTATTAGGCGTAACACGAAGAAGTCAAGCAATGCGGTATGCTCATTATCAAATTGCAGCATCTAGATATTTAAGACGTAGAGTTCAATTTACAACTAGTATTGAAGCAATTAATATAGCTCCTGGCGATGTTATTTCAGTTTCTCAAAAAATGAATGGGTTAGGTTTTGGTTATGGAGGAAGAATCCGAGCTAATTCTGCTGTTGGGGCTGGAGAAAAATGGGCAGAATTAGAATACTTTACAGAACCTACACTTGATGCTACTTTTTTCACAGATAAAACTTATAATCTTGCTATGCGTATATACAGAGCAGATTCAGATCAAGCTGATTTATATTTAATTAGTGATAGTGCATATAATTTATCTACTACTACTAAAGATATTACTGTTACTAATCCTGTTACAGCTAAAGGGGAAGTTGCTCGAGTGATATCAGATAATTCTGTAAATGTTAATATTGAAACAGGAACTATATATAATACATACGCGGTATCTTATACTACTAATGCAGTAACTACTGATATAACTGCGAATGTACTTCCTGGAACTACTAATACTTTAGTCTTTTCTGCTGATTTTGAAGTACCTGTAAATACAAAATTAACATTTTCGGGTGAAACTCCTACTATAACTTCAAATGCAAATACTAATTTTGGATTTGATTTTGCTAATGTATCAGTTACCCATTATTTTAATACTACTACAAAAGCATTTACAGCTCTTGGTGGTTGGAGTCCTAGCAGTAATAATGATGTTACATCATTTCCTAAAAAGGGTGATTTATGGATGCTTGGAGAGATGAAAAATACAGGTGATGTATATACTAATAAAGCAGGTAAATTATTTAAGGTTACAGATATAACTAGAACAGATGAGCATGAAATACAAGTTGGTGCAATGGAATATGTTTCAAATGTTTATGTAGATTCTGATACTTTTATAGATTATACTCCAACTGCTTATACAGATATTACTTCTCCTCTTGTACCTCCTCCAACTCCTGAATTTGTTTTGAAACCATTACCTCGTAGAACCGCAGATGGTAGTGTTGTTGTAGATGTTTTAGTTGATGTTTTTACTGAGAGACAACAATACCACATAAATATGTCTACAGAATATTTTGTTTCCTTACCTGATGTTGCACAAAGAGTAATTAATGTAGAATCTGTACCTGGTACACATCCAGCAACATTTAAACTTTCTAATACCGCAGGTTTAGGAGATTCTTTAGTTCCAGCAATATTGACAGGTAAAAGCGGTTTTTCAGGAACTACTGGTGAACTTAGGCTTTTGTGCACTGATGTTAGAGAATCTGACGCAGAAACAGGTCTAGGAAGTGATTCTCATATTGAAATGCAATTAGAAGGATTAAATGTTGCTTTTGATTATAATTGGCATAAACATTTTCTTGATGTAAATGATGCAGGTATTTTTCCATTAAAAGGTGATGACTTTATATCATTTCCAACTAACGAAAAAGCTAATACTGGTACTGCTTATGGTTTTGTTGGGCATAATCCTAGAACTGAACAATATTCAGCACAAGTTTTATCCCATAATGCAAATGGTAAAATGGCAACAGCAGGTTACTATTGTAAACAAGATAATGTAATAATTAGAAATTCAAGCTCTGATGATGGAACTAAACTATTTTCTGCAATTCCAGCTCCTCCTTTTTATGTATCTTTTAATCAATTATTAGTTGCAGATAATTATGCTAATAATAATTTTTATGTAACTGGAACAGAAATTACTTATACTAAAAGTAATACTATCACTCTTCAAGCACCAGTTGCAGACTCTAGTGCTGGTCTTACTTCTCATATACAACCTTTAGAAATTGTTCCTAGACACAAAGGTTTTATAAAAGCATTTGTAGATGGTACACAGATAAGTAGCGATGCTTTTAATTTACATACAAGTAGTACTCCTGCTAATGTAGAATTTTTAGATTTATCGGCATCACATTCACAAATTCGTGTTGTTATAGACCATTATACTGTTCCAACTATTGAAGTTGGCGATAATGTTCAATTTTTATCAGGAAATGTTTTTTCTGTGCTTGCAACAAGTTACGATAATACCCAGGCATTTGCAAGTAGTTCTAATCTTTTCTTATATGATCCTGCTTTAACTGCAAATAGTATATATACTATCACATTAAGAGGAGATCCACCAAAAGCTAATGTTGGTGGAACTACTTTTGTTAATATATCTCCCGATATTACAGGTTCTGTTGGTAATGTAAATATTACTGCAAATACTTTTACTTTAGATTATGATAAATATACTTATCCAGGAAGTCATAATTTAGCAAATAATGGAGTATACACTCTTGGATTAGGAAGTCCTTATGATCAAGTATTTCTTACACAAGATAGAGTACTTCCAAGTGTACGTATTGGTCCTATATCTGTAAAAGCTCGTAATAAAAATACACAAGGTAGAACTAGTCCTTTTAATGTTAAAACAATAATAGTTGAAGATATTCCAATAAGCAAAGTAACAGGTATTGAAATATCTGAAGAATTATTTATTGATACTAATAAAGGTGTTTCAATAAGAGCTACTGTAGCTTTTAATCATCTTGAAAATGAAGAAGTAACTGATTATGAAGTATCTTATAAATTAACAGGTGAGGCCTCTGAATTATCTTCCTTTAATACTGTTAAAGTATCTGCTGCTGGTATAGATACGGATGGTAAAATTCGTTTCTCTATTACTAATGTTAATCGTGGAAGTGCTGCTGGAAAAAATACTTTAGTTGTAAGAATTACTCCATTAAATAAAGAAATAAGAGGTATAACGGCTGAGACTAGTCATGTACTTCAAGGTAAAACTGCTCCTCCTGCTAATGTTAGTACTTTTAGTGTTGGACAGAGTACTGACCAGATAACTATAACTTGGACATTACCTACTCCTAGAGAACTTGATTTACAGGATATTGTTGTTAAAAGAATGTCAGGTTCTCAAACAATTACTGAATCAAATTGGATATTAGCAAGCTCTTTAGTTACTGTTTCTGATAATATTAACAGAAAATCTGTTCCTATTGATAGTTATGGAGAGTACACATATTTCGTTAAAACTCGTGATACAAGTGGAAACTTTTCTTCATCTGTACTTGGATATACTCTTACTACTTCTAGACAAGTAACTGATGTTGTTGTAGCTGCTTTTAGTGAAGATAGCCCTGGAACTAATTATGCTGGTATTACTAATACAAATCAAGGTGAAACTAATTTTCCATCATTTACCAAAAGTCGGACAGGAGGTAATGTGTATGCAGGAGGAGGTTCAGAGTTTGGTGGTTTAGTAAGTTTATCTGCTGATAATGCAGGTGGTACTAGTGATGGATTTAGTGCAGCATCTTCAACAACAGACTTAGATGCAGCAACTGACGCATATTATGTAACTAAATTTAGAGATATGGGATCTAGTGATTTTTATCATATTGAATCAGATCATCAGTATACACAGGTTCCAAAATTAAATTATGCTTCTTTTAAAACATCAATATTTGAAGATACAACAGAAGCTCTTTCAAGTCCTTATACAACTGCTATGTATATTAAAGCAACAGGTATAGGTATTACTCTTAGAGATACTTATGATACTACATATGACCCAAATAATACAACATTAGTAGATTATGGTGATTATACAAATGCAAATGTAACTAACAGTGCAAATATATTAGCTGTATGGAATGAAGGACAGTATAGTGGAAATGTAATAACTGTAAAGAGCATTACAAAAGCAAGTCCCGCTGTAATTACTACACACTATCTTTCTAATGCAGAAGATAATGGAAATACACATTGTATAAGTAACACTAGTGCGCCAGGAGCACGTTTTATTATACATGATGCAGAAGGTATGACACAAATTAATGATAAAGAGTTGTATGCAAAACGTTTAACTAATATAACTTTAGCTATTTATACAGATAAAAATTTAACTACTGCGTTAGATACATCAAGTGGATATGATACATACACAGGAGGAGCTGTTGTTGATCAAGGTGATTATGCTAATTCTAATTCCTATTCATATATAGCAGAAGTAAAGACTGATGATGTAATTATGCTTGGTAATGCTTTTCATGCTAATGGTATAGCTGTAGGTTCTAATCTTCTTGCAAATGTTGGTACTGTTACAGGTAGTAAATTTCATATAGTTGACTTAAAGAGTTATGATGATGTTGAGGCTGATGCAACTAGTTACGAAGGTACCCCTGGTGCAGTTACTACTACTACAGAAATTCGTACTTCTTCAGCTGCTAATATTTGGTTACAAAATACTGCAACCGGTACTTCTGGAAGTAATGGTAATGTGAACTATCTTGCATTACATGATAATGCAACATCTAATGGTTGGTCATCTTTTGAGCCGGGTACAAGACAATTCAGATGGATACAGATGAAATTAAATGTAATTAATAGTCGTCCTGATGAAAATGACTTTACATTAGATAAATTTAATTATACAATAAGTAGACCAAAACAAATATTTGAAACAACAATAGATTATACTACAGTACCTGCAGTAGTGGATTGGTCAGCTAAGAATTATAGATCAACACCTTATACTACTATAAATGTTGTGGATGTGACAACTTCAACTACTAATGTTTTCTCATGGGTATGGAATTCACTAAGTGCTACTCAGGGTACTTTAAGATTATTTAAACCAGATGGCAGTGCTGCCCCATCAGGTGATTATGTTTCGATACAAATTAGGGCAGAAGGAGCTTAATAATGGCAAAAACCGACCAAAATACTTATGTGGAACCTGTTAGTACTGTAGCAATTGCTACTGCAAGACTACAACAAAACAGGTCTTATAGATCTTTATTAGCTAATTTTAGTAGTAATGTTGCTCCTAGTATCGGACGAGAAAATTATGTAGTAGATGGTGCCGCAATTGCCCCGCCTGATGGTACATTATTTCATCTTGCTAATAGTTCCACTTCAGCTTTATATGTGCATGATGAAAGATCTTCTTTATTTACAAAATCTTCTGACCATCCTCTTACGGGTACTAAGTTTACAAGGTATGGAATAACTAGAGCAGAAGCATCATATGCTCAAATGGTATCAAATTCTGCGACATATGAAGTAGGTGAAATGGTAACAGTATTTGATTCTTCTAATGCTCGTTTATATATTGCTAAATCTGATACTGCAGGGGCAGGTAAGTTTATTGATCCTGGTATACCTCCAACTAATAACTCTGTAACTAACGTAATGATAGGATTTGGAACAGGTGGCGGAAATCATGGTATAACTCCAGATCGTATGAATGTTGCATGGGAGTTTGCAGTAGCTGATGGTTCTGATCCCAAAGTAACATTAGCATTAAATAGTTTTGCTGGTTCTGGTGCTAGTTCAGGAAGAACAGGTAATATTGCATTAGGATTCAATTCTCAAAATTCAGTACATAATGCTGCTATTGTATATTATGGAGCAGGTACTGGAGGAGGATCAGGAGTAAAAGCAGGACTTCGTATAACAGATAAATCACGTAACTTAGCTCCTATAGGAGCTAACTTAGTATTACAATCTACATTTGGTGCAACTGCTAGTACAACAGGTAGTAATGATCTTGGTCCTATTTGCCCACCTGGATCAATACTTATTTGGGCAGGATCTGCTTTACCTGATGGTTGGTTAGAGTGTAATGGAGCAACAGTAAGTCAATCAACTTATGCAGCATTATGGCTTGCTTTTGGCGAAGCGCATTTATATGGAAGCGACCCTGGAAGTGGTAATTTTATATTACCAGATCTTAGGGATAGATTTCCATTAGGTAAGGGAACTAATAATTCAACCTTAGGGCAAACAAATGGTTCAATGTCTGCTTCTAATAAATTAACTACTGATTCCGGTACAGCTGCTTTAACATTAGCAGCGCAGTCGGTCGCACAATCAGCAAAAGATTCGTCTACAGTTAATGTAGCACAATCAGGATCTGTTACAGGGTCTGGACATACACACACAGCTACTGTGCCTTCAGTAGTTCTTAGATATATTATTAAAACATAGAGGGGAAACTAAAATGGAGTTTATAAAATTTGAAATTGATGAATTGACAGCGGACAGTGTTTTCTGTCAATATAGAGAAGTTACTGAGGAAGGAAAAGGTGAATTAAAGTCTAGATCTTTTCCACTTGAAAAAATTGGGGCAGAAGTACCAGATATTCCTAGATTAGTATCAGGTACAACAACTAATATTTATTATGAACAACGAGGTGATTTTGTTGTTTCTGAAAAAAGGGATATAAATAATACTCTTGTAACATTAACAGAGGATGAAATTACTTTTTGTATTGAAACAGTAAAAAAAGCTTGTATTGATGAAATGTGGGATGAACTATTAAAACCACCATCTGTTGATGAACAAGTTGAAGATTTCATTAAGCAATTTTTTGAAGAAGAGGATGAGCCTCTAGAGCAAAAAGATTTTCTTGCTGAATTTTTTGATGAATTAGAAGAAGAAGATGCTGCTAATGAGATAGTAGAAGAGAAATAAAACCCTAATTAATCGTCTCTAAAAGAAGGGAATAATATGGCACTTACACGTATTACTCAAACTGTAGTTGGAACTGGCGCTATTGCTACTGATGGTTTAGCCAATAGTAGTATATCAGAAAGGACAATTGCTACAGGAGCTATAACTGCGGATAAATTAGCAGCTAATGTTATAACTGGAGGGCCTATAGCTGCTAATATAAATATTGTTCAAAATAACGTAACAGCTCTTACAGCAAATGTAGATGTAGTTCAAGATAACGTAGCTGCAATAACAGACGCAACAACTGATCTTAATATAGGTTCAGGTAAATATTTCTTTGATAAAAGTATAACTTCTTTAGGTATAAATAATACTCAGCCTATTGCTGGTACTGTTAGTTTAGGTACTCCAGCAAACGTAATTTTAAATTATCAAGCAGGACTTGGTGGTAATGTTTATATTGGTGTACCAAATACACTTAGTCCTTATAAATTAGATGTTCATGGTACAGCTAATACCGGAACTTTTAGAGCAACTCAGATTGGTATTGGAGCAGCACCCTCTCGTCCTCTTACTATTGAAACGGGCGAAAATGAGGTAATCAGACTTATTAATACACATAATGGTGGCGACGTTAAAATTGAATATAGAAATAGTTTTGGAACAGATACAAATTGGTTTGGCGGATTAGAAGAGTCTGATGGCTCATTTAGAATTAATTTTAAAGAAGCAGATATAAGTTCAGCTGAAGATACATATTTAGCAATTAAGAAAACTATGCAGATGGGCGTTGGAACAGCATCTCCTGATGCTAATCTTCATGTTGTAGGCACTGGCCATATTACTGGACAAGTTAATGTAGATGATGATTTAGTTATTACAGGAAATGTAGGACTTGCAGGAAATACAGCACCAGCCCTTAATACAATTAGCTTAGGTGCTCCAGCTAATGTCGTAATTAGAGCTGTTAGTGATAAAAGCGGTAATGTAATTATTGGTGATCCTACTGCTACGTCGCCTTATAGTTTAGATGTACGTGGTGCAGCTAATGTAGGTGCGTTAACTGCAACGTCCTTTTCTCTTTCAGCAATGACAGTTAGTGATGGTGGAACAATAGGTTCTACTTCTACCACTGACGCAATAACAATTTCTGCTGCTGGTATAGTTACTTTTAAAGACGATATTATAATAAAAGATGGAGGCACAATTGGTGTAACATCTAAAGTTGATGCAGTAACATTAGCTTCTGATGGAGCTATTACTTTAGTTGATGATTTAGCTGTAACAGGAAATACTGTAGTAACTTTAGGTCTTGCTGTAGCAGAAAATACTGCACCAGCTATTGATACTGCAAGTTTTGGAAATCCTGCTAATGTTATAGTTAGGGCAGTATCTCAAAAAGGCGGAAACGTTATAATTGGAGATTCTACTGCTACTACATCACATAGTTTAGATGTACACGGTACGGCTAATACTGGAGCTTTAACTGCAACTACAATTGTATTATCAGATGATGGTGGAGTACAAGTACCTAATGATGGTAATATAGGATCTGCTGGTGCTACAGACGCTATGCAAATTGATTCAGCAGGTATTGTTACATTTAAAGACGATATTAAAGTTAAAGACGATGGTACTATAGGTAGTGCTTCAGCTCCTACAGCTATGACTATTGACTCCTCTGGTATTGTCGCGTTTGTAGACGATATTAAAATTAAAGATGGTGGTACAATAGGTAGTGCAACAACTATAGATGCAATAACTCTAGCTTCTGATGGTGTAGTTACTTTTAAAGACGACATTAAGATTAAAGATGGTGGAACTATTGGTTCGGCAACTACTCCGGGTGCTGTAACAATAGCTTCTGATGGTTTTGTTACTATAGCAGATGATATGACTGTAACTGGTAATTTACAAGTTCATGGTGAAACTATTACTGCTAATACTACTAATATTGTTGTAAGAGATCAATTTATAGCTTTAGCTAATGGTGGCGCTAAAACTGCTGATACTGGTGTATTTTATACGCGAGGTACAGAAGGTAACGCAGTTATATGGTATGATGCTTCAGAAAACTCATTTTATATGTCTGAATCAAGAAATGAATATAGTGATACCTCTATTACACCAACAAGTGCCGCTAATCTTAATGTAGGTCTTTTAGAAGCAACTTCTATTACGTTATCAGGAGATGCAGGAGTTTTAGTTCCCAATGATGGAAATATTGGATCTGCTGGTGCAACAGATGCAATGCAAATTGACTCAGCAGGTATAGTAACTTTTAAAGACGATATTAAAGTTAAAGACGATGGAACGATAGGTAGCGCTTCAGCTCCTACAGCTATGACTATTGATTCAGCAGGTATTGTAGCATTTGTAGACGATATTAAAGTTAAAGACGATGGTACTATAGGTAGCGCTTCAGCTCCTACAGCTATGACTATTGATTCTTCTGGTATTGTTGCGTTTGTAGACGATATTAAAGTTAAAGACGATGGAACAATAGGTAGCGCTTCAGCTCCTACAGCTATGACTATTGACTCAGCAGGTATTGTTGCGTTTGTAGACGATATTAAAGTTAAAGACGATGGAACAATAGGTAGCGCTTCAGCTCCTACAGCTATGACTATTGACTCAGCAGGTATTGTTGCGTTTGTAGATGATATTAAAATTAAAGACGGTGGTACTATTGGCGTAGCATCTGCTGCTGACGCAATGACGGTTTCAAGTGCTGGTATAGTAACTTTTAAAGACGATATTCTTATTAAAGATGGCGGTACTATTGGTGTAGCATCATCAACTGGTGCTATTACAATTGCCTCAACAGGTATTGTTACATTTGTAGATGATATCGTTGTTAAAGACGATGGTACTATAGGCAGCGCTTCAGCTCCTACAGCTATGACTATTGATTCTTCTGGTATTGTTGCGTTTGTAGACGATATTAAGATTAAAGATGGTGGAACAATAGGTGTAGCCTCTAAAACTGACGCAGTAACCGTAGCTTCTGATGGTGCTGTTACTTTAGTTGACGATTTAGCTGTTACAGGAAATATTACTTCAACATTACAAACAGTAGTTACAACTGGATTAGGAGTTGCTGCTAATACACTCCCCTTAAGTAATAGTATTAGTATTGGTAATCCTGCAAATGTTATAATACAAACAGCCTCTGGGTCCGGAAAAAGTATTATTGTTGGTGATCCTACAGGCACAACAACTCATTCTTTAGATATACGCGGTACAGCTAATACTGGGGCATTAACTAGTACAGCAGTAACAGTAAGTGGATTAACTGCTTCTCGTGTTCTACAAACAGATGGAAGTAAAGGTTTAGAATCATCAGCTGTTACTACTACAGAACTTGGATATCTTGATGGGGTTAGTAGTGCAATTCAAACACAATTAGATGCTAAAATAGCTACTACATCTTCTGCATCAAATGATTATGTTACTTATACTAGATTAAATGCGAATTTAAATGTGATTCAGGATAATGTAGCATCATTATCAGGGTCAATTCAATTAAATCCTTTTACTAATGCAATTACACAAACTGGAACTGCAAATACATTCTTCTTAGGCAAGGCAATGCCTGGTGATGGTTTAGCTAATGTTTTGAGTGTTTCAATAGATGGAATAACTCAAATTAAAGATCAACCAGGAACTGCAAACAATGATTTTATAATGAACGCTGTTGCAGCACATGCATCAATTCAATTTACTGCACCTTCTATACCTGCGGGTTCAAGGATTCAAACTATAATACTACATTCATAATGAGAAAAATTAGACAACTTACAACAGAACTTACATTTAGGTGTAATGCTAAGTGTCCTGCTTGTCATCGTTTACGAATTAAAAAAATTAACTTAAATGATTCTAAATATACTTACACATTAGAATCTTTTAAAAAATTATTTTATCCTGAGTTACTAAATAATTTAGAATGGTTAATATTAAATGGTAATTTTGGTGATTCAATAATGAATAAAGAGTTTAGAGAGATAATTTCTTATGTAAAGGAACACGGTACAAGATTAAATATACATACAAATGGTGGGATACATGATCATGATTATTGGACTGATGTAGGAAATATTTTAACTAATCGAGATATTTTAAATTTTGATTTAGATGGTTTAGAGGATACTCATCATATTTATCGTATAAATACTAAATTTGAAGATGTTTTATCTAATGCAAAATCTGTTATAGCTACTAAAAGACCACAAGTTCATTGGAAGTATATAGTATTTAGTTATAATCAACATCAGGTAGAGACTGCTAAACAACTTGCCAAAGATTTAGATTTTCATTCATTTTCAACAGTAAAAACTAATAGAGAATTTAATCCTCCTAGAACTGGTAAATTTGCGCATACTAAAAATAAAGTTAATAAAGATACCTTAGAAAAACAAATATTATGTGCTTGGGAAAGTTGGGGTAAATGGTATGTTTCACCTGAAGGATTAGTTTTTAGATGTTGTTGGACTGGTGGACATTATTATGATAATGATAACTCAAAATTTTATTATCCGCCTGAGTTTACAAAAAAATTTAATGGATTTTATGTTCCCATCGAAAAAATAATTAGTTATAATTATTGGAACAAATTAAAGTTATACTTACAAGGATATGATAGAAGTTTTTCTTTATGTAAAAGTCAGTGTGGAAAATTATTATCTAGTAGAGAAAAAGTAGAAGAAAATCTTAATACAGGCGAAAAAACTATATTTGATGCCTATGATCAAAGAGGTAATTAATGGAACGAGAATTTGAATTAGTAATTAAAGATGGGCATACAGATGTACCTTCTGCTAAACGACAAATGAAGAAGATACAAGAAGATGTAATTGATATGTATAATTCATTACTATCTAAAAGTGAAGAGGAAAATTTACCTTCTTGGTGGACTAATAAGTTAGCTGTTGCAGCAGCATATCTTAATTCTTTAAGAGATTTTATAGTTTATGAAACGAATGAAGCTGCAACACAAGATGCTGCTGAATCTTCCTCTTCATTATTAGTATTTAGAGATGATGATATTGACGTAGTACCTGTTGATAATTCAGATATGCTTCCTCCTTCCGTACTTCAAGCGAGAGAGCAAAATAATGCCAGTTCGTAAAGTTAAGGGTGGTTATAAATGGGGAAGCCAAGGTAAGACGTATAAATCAAAAAAAGGAGCTTTGCGGCAAGCTCGAGCAGCATATGCTTCTGGTTACAAAAATAAAAATAAGAAAAAGAAGTAGCAAACTTCAAGACCAAAAAATAAATTTTTGACACTACACGCAAATTTTGCGATTATAGACATATTGACGTAAGAGTTCAAGGATATTTCCG